CTACACACGGATGCGCATCCGTGGTGCGACGGCGTGTGCCATCCCGGCCTTCGCCGGCGCCTACATCGAGCTGGCGACTGGCGATGCCACCACTGGTGACGCTGCAGCATCGGATCAGAGTGTGACCGCTGCATCGCCGCCCGTGGTGGTGGTCACCGCTGCAGCGCCGATCCTGCCACCACGTGGATGGTTTCATCTGCCCGAGCCGGACCCTGGTATCACGCCGGAGGAGGCGCTCGAGGTCTATGGCTGCGCCGAGCCTTTCGTGGCTCAGCCTGGAGGGACCATGGCGGTGCCATTCACGATCCGTGACGATGGCCTCGTGTTCGGCCACGGCGCCACATGGGGCACCTGCCACACCGGCTACCCCGGGCAGTGCATCGAGCCGCCAAGGGGATCGGAAGGCTATGCCGGGTTCCACGTCGGAGCGGTGGTCTGCGCCGATGGAACCCAGGTCGCGACGGGCCCGCTCGCTGTCGGCTGTGACCACGCAGCGGCAGACCTCCTCGCACCCGCCGCCCGGGATCACTATGCGAACGCCGGTCTCGCCTTCGCCGATGTCCGCGCGTCGAATGGTGCGCTCGGCGTGTGGATCAGCGGGGCGCTCCGACCGGGCATCGACGATGCCACGGTGAGGGCGCTGCGGGCCTCGTCGCTGTCTGGCGACTGGCGGCGCATCGGCGTAGATCTCGACCTGATCGGCATCCTCGCCGTCTCGACCCCTGGATTCCCGGTGCGCAGGGAGGCGGTCACTGCATCGCATCCGATGGTCCCCCATCCCAGGGCCGGCTATGCGGGTCACGACCAGATCTCGCTCGTGGCGGCGGGGACGGTCACCCGCTGCTCGGACTGCGAGCGCAACGCCCGTGACGCTCTCAGGGCTGGTGCACTGGGCGTCTCAGGCCCCGAGCTTGCGGAGATGCGCGCCATCCTCGACACGCTTGAGCGGCGCACGCGCCACCTTCTGCCCGATGCGGTATCCGCCGCCGCCGGGAGCATTCGCGCACGGCCGCCGCTTCGTCAGGTATCCTGAGCGCAGGTCCAGGCACCCGTCACCCAGTGGCGGTTCTCCACCCGAGTCACCTAGTGGTTCAGCCCCACCGAATCCGACACTGACTCGACAGGAGAACCACAATGGACCTCGAATCCCTACTTGCCCTCGTGGCAGCCATTGCAGATCAGGACGCCGACGCGCTCGCCGATCTCGATGCCAATCTCATTCGCGCAGCGGAGGACATTGCCGCAGGCGACGACCTGACCGACGAAGACCTGACCAACCTGGAGCGCATCAGCGAGGCCATCACGACCGTTCGCACCGAGGCTGCCGCCCGAGATGAGGCCGCAGCGGAGCGCGCTGGACGTGCAGAGGCTGCACTGCTCGCCATCCGAGGCGAGGCACCCGACCAGGGCGACGACGGTGAGGCATCATCCGATGAGGATGCGGAGACTCAAGATGATGCGGAGCCCGACGAGTCCGCCTCGACCGATGAGTCAGATGAGGAGACGCCGGCGCAACTCGCTGCCGGAGCGGCACCCACGCCGCCCGTGGTGCTCTCCCGTGTCGCCGCCCGGCGTCCAGCGCCTGCGCGAGTGTCCACTCCACCCGCCGAGGTAGGAGACCTGCGAGCGCTGAGCCTCGTGGCGTCGGCCAACGCTCCTGGCGTTCCCGCCGGCCAGCCCATCACCGACTACGACCAGTTGGCGGCGGCGTTCGTCTCGGCGGTCCAGACCGCTCAGGACTACCGCGGCCCGGCGGCAAAGGTCTCGATCGCCCGTGCGGCGACCACCTACCCCGAGACTCATGTGCTCGGCGATTCGTGGGCTGCCAACCACCAGCGCATCGAGGCGGCGCAGCGAGCGATCCAGCGTGCCGGTGGCGTGCGCCAGGGCATCGCCAACGGGCTGACCGCCAGCGGCGGCATCTGTGCGCCAAAGGAGGTGAACTACGACATGCCCGTGCTCGGCAGCGATGCCAGGCCTGTGCGTGACCAGTGGCTCACCCGATTCCAGGCCGACCGTGGCGGGATCACCACCATGCCTTCCCCGGTCCTCACCCAGCTCGATGCAGCAGTAGGTGTGCACACCGAGGCCAACGACGCCTCGGGCCTCACCAAGGCATGCCTGACGGTCACCTGCCCGACGGAGACATCCACGGTCGTCGAGGCGATGTACCGCTGTCTCCAGTTCGGCAACTTCCGATCCCGGTTCTTCCCCGAGCAGATCGAGGCATGGATGCGCCTTGCTGTCACCGAGCATGCACGTGAGGCCGAGGTGCGGCTGTTGGCCAAGATCGCCACCGGCTCGACTGCGGTCACCCACGGCCAGGTCCTCGGCACGAGCCGAGACGTGCTCAGTGCCATCGACCGCGCCGTTGCCCAGTGGCGCTACCGCCATCGCACCGAGGACGGATTCGTCCTGCAGTTCGCTGCGCCCCGGTGGTTGCGGGATCAGATTCGGGTCGACGTCGCACGTCAGATCCCGGTCGGGACCGTCGATGAGACGATGGCGCTCGCCGACTCCACCATTGACGGTTGGTTCCGGGCCCGCAACGTGGAGCCGACATGGCTCATGGACGGCGAGTCCGGCCAGACCTTCGGGACCCAGGGCGTCGGGCCCATGATCGGATGGCCATCGCTGGTCAAGACCTACCTTGCGCCCGCAGGCGGGTGGCTGTTCCTCGACGGCGGCACGCTCGATCTCGGCATCGTGCGTGACTCTGTGCTCAACGGCACCAACGATGTGCGGATGTTCGCCGAGACATTCGAGGGCGCGCACTTCCACGGCGTCGAGTCATGGACGCTCACGATCGACGTCTGCCCTGACGGTTCGACGAGCAGCACCATCGACATCAACCCCTGCGCCTCGGGGTCGTAATCATGCATCTGCCAATGGCGGCTCAGGGCACCGTGCTCCTGGTCCTGAGCCGCCATTCGGCGGATGCCGACGAAAGGATTCGATGTGGCCCAGATGCGTGAGCCCGTGCTCGCTCCTCCTGCCCGCCCGCCTGTGCAGGGCCTCATTGCCACGTTGGCGGTCACGCCGGACCCGACACTTCGCGCCGGATGGTCGTTCCAGCCGGAGGGGTGTGGCGGCGGCGGGCTGGTGTCCATCGACTGCACAGGCTCAGTGGCGTCACGCTCGACGAGCAACGGCCCCGACGTGGTCACCGGCGATCCGGTGCTCGTCTATGGCTACGACAAGTGCTCATCGTTCGGCTTCGCTGCTCGGGACTGGCAGGGGCGAGCACGCAGGTCATTGGCTGCCACGCGGTCGTTCCAGCTGGCCAAGGAGCTGTGGTCCGGAGCGGTGGCGTCGGCAGACTCGCTGGGCAACCGCTGGCTCTCAGGGACGGCCTCGTGGTCCGACACGGTGACCTCCGGTCCGACGGACGTGGTCACTGCGCTGGCAGCCACAGAATCGGCGCTCGGCACTTGTGGCGCCGGGCGACAGGGCATCATCCACGTCACCACTCAGGCTCTGGTCAAGATCGCAGCCACCGGAGCCATCGCCCGCTCGGGCTCCACATGGCTCACCGCCAACGGCCATCTTGTGGTGGCCGATGCCGGCTACGACGGCTCGGGTCCCGGCGGCGTGGCTGCGAGCTCGAGCCAGTGGATCTACGGCACCTCGATGATGCGCATCAGGGAGGGCCCCGTCGAGGTCCGTCCCGAGTCGATGGACGACGCCCGCTCATTGGCCGAGGCACTGAACCACACCACCAACACCATCGTCGTGTGGGCACAGCAGGCGATGGCTCTCGAATGGGACTGGTGTTGCCACTTGGCCGCAGAGATCTCATTGCCCGTTGCGCTCGTCGGGGGCGCATCATGATCATCAACAAGGAGGACCCCAATGGCCGCTAACGATTGTCGCCCACAGCTCCACGCCTGCGCCATGCGGGTGTGTCGCCTGGATTCCAACGGCGTGCCCACGCCTGGAGCGAACAACCAGGTGGTGTCCGACGCGCTCATCAGCCTCAAGTTCACCCCGGTCTACAAGGACGGCGAGGAGGTCGAGTTCCAGAACGCGTGCGGCGACCTCGTCGAGTCATATCGATCGGCGGACCAGTTCCGGCGCGGTGACATCGAGATCAGTCTTGTCACGCCCGACCCGTTCCTCTGCGAGATGCTCAGCGACGGATTGCTGCTCACCGCAGTACCTCGCCCCAAGGGGTTCTCTGCGCCTGCGGTCGGCCCGGTGGGCACCGCTGCGGTGTCGATCGAGGTGTGGACCAAGCGCATCGACGACGGCGATCTCGACGTGTCATACCCCTATGCGTGGTGGACGTATCCCAAGGTCAAGAACCTGCGCATCGCCGAGCACACCCATGAGGCCAATCCGCTGACTCCGACGTTCACCGGCCAATGCTACGAGAACATCAACTGGTACAACGGCCCCGACGGGACGTGGCCCGGCCTGTCCGACCGCGTCTACCAGTGGCTGCCGACCGCCACCAAGCCCGCTGCATCATGCGGCTACCTGACCACCCCGGCGAGCTGATCCATG